ATCATAGCACTACGACGAACACCACCGACTACTACAATCTGACCAATAAAGCACATCAAGTCATGACACTCTACGCTGCTTAACTTTCTGCCTTGTGCATTCTTGAAAGTTGTGATAGCAAAGTTAAATAGTTCTACTAGAGGCGCTGGGCCACTAGCTCTACCACCAAACGTCTTAAGCCTAGCACCTGCAGGACGTACCAATCCAATGTCCCACTGAGGAATTTCACCAGCCCATAGGAGTGCCAACAATTGTCTGAAAGCTTTAGCCCAACCTTCCTTACTATCCTTAACGACGATTGTAGTCTCACTGTCGAACAGTTGAGGGATCTCAGGGAGCTTACTAACGTATTGCCGTTCAACACTGAAGCCAACACCAGTACCGCAGAGCAAGATGTACATAGCCTCATCGAAGGACTTAGGGTCATCTACGGGTAGATAGCTACAGTTATACCCAGCAGTGTTGTCCCTGTCAAGTGCAGGGCCAGCAGTCATCAAGGCTCGCATAGATGGCATCACTTCCAAGTTCAAGATGGCATTGTGTATTTCATCTGACGTAGCTTGATCTACTTTGTTGTCTACTAGGTTGAGTATGTAGCGCCCTACAGTAGCACCCCAGTTCTCACGGCCTTCACCATCGTAGTACTTAGCGTAGCGTGATAGAGCAATGAAGCTCTGATAGTCTGTTGGTAGGTAGTTGTTCATTATCTGTTGTCTCCTGAGCCTTTAAGTTTACCTCGTTGTTCACGATCATCTAGCTTAGCCATGTTCATTTCCATGACTGCCCTTAGGTTGCCACCAAAGATGTTAGACAAGGCTGTTACATAAAACAGTACATCACCTAACTCTTTCAGTACTTCTTCATCAGAGAACTTAGACTTGTCACGGAATAGTTTCTTGACCTTCTCTGATACTTCACCTGCTTCACCTACTAAGCCTAGCGTATTCTCTACTAGACGTTCACGCCCTTTGGTGAATACTTTATCTTCTACAAACTGGCTATAGAAACGCACAGGATCTTTCTCGTAGTCTGTACTGTTCTGAAACATATCGAAGTAGCCGAATGCTTCTAAGTCTGTCTCGTTAATCATGGGCGCTCCTTTACATATAAGTTATCTACTTTAACATCATCTGTGTCGTAGAAAGTATCCATTATTAAATCGTATACATCCTCGCTGTGTGACTTTTCGTCTGAGGATAGTATGTTATTATTCTTATCTACTGCCATAATGAATGTTACACTGAATCTTTTAGTGTTCATTTGTGTGTCTCCACCCAACGTTTACGTAACCTGTTCAAGTACCAGATAGCTTTATCTATATCTTCTAAACCATTCTTGTACTCGCAGCGCCACATATACTTAAGTACGTTAGCTGCTTGTGGTGCCAATGATCCAGACATATTCTCTGTCATAGCTTCAATAGCATCAATACATTCTATACCTGATTGATTGTAATGCACAGGCTTGTTTACTGGATCGTGTCCTGTCATCTTTGGTTCTTCTCTAATCATGCGTTACCTTGTGTCTTAGTGAATGCAGTAAGGCGTACAACCTTACCACCAGTACCTTCTACTTCCTCGTATATATCAGATTCTTCTGCCATGTCAAGATCTATTAATCTATTTCTCTCAGCTTCAACTGTATCATATACATAATCATCATACTGTGATACCTCTAGGAATGCCCCTAGCAAAGTAACTAAGTTGATCATCTGTGCTAAGTCTATCTTGTTTAAAGTGTTGTCTGGGTGCAACGCTATAGCTGTAGATAAGTCACCTGTCCAGTTACCATCTTCGTCATACTCTAGTGGCTTAAGTACAAAGGCTACCTCATTGTCTTTAATCTGATACGTCATTTAAGTTTTCCTTTTATGCTTAAGAGCAATGCGATCTACATCAATAGACTTGCCCTTCTCTTTCAACCATGCCTCAGGTATAACTCTGTGCGCCCACATGAACTCATTCTTGTCGCACCAATCAAAGTAACGAGACTTGGCTCCCTTATACAACTTAGCCTTAGCGTTACTGAAGACAAACCGTATGTCTAACTCAGGGTGCTGCTTTCGTACCTCCAAGTGCTTACGTCTATCATCACTATCAAAGATCCCTTTAGTCTCAATGATTATACCGTTATCTAAAACAAAGTCAGGCGTGTAAGTACGATAGCGTAGGTCTTCCCATTCTATCTTTAGTACTTCATACCTGACTTGCTTTTGTTCAGCGGTAAGGTACGCAGCAACCTCTTTCTCTAGGCCACTGCGATACCTTCTAGAGTTATGCCTACGCTTCTTCGGCGGGGGCATCTGTAGCTTCAACACCTAGTGATGCTTTAAGTTCTGCAGTCTTCATCTGACCGATAGCTTGTAAGCACCCTAGCTGGTGGTTAAGCTGGCTCTGAATCACAGAGTTCTGTTGTAACAGATTAAGAATACCAATCTGCTCTTCAGTCATGTCATCAGTGTCAAACTCTTGTTCGTCGATAGTTACTTTAGTCATTTTAGTACTCCTTGTTTAATGACACATACTCTACTGTTGGTGGCGTCTTACCACCTCTGTAGACTTTAGATGGCAAGGGTTGTAATCCCGGCCAACATTTCTTTTTGTGTGAGCAGAAGCCACACTGTTTACTGAGCTTCATGTTACCACTAGGCTTACCCCTATACGTTTCGGGTTCAGCCGTGAAGCAACGCTCAAACGGTTCATCGTTAGCGATGTAGTTGTGCGTATCTTGTATGTTACCCAGTACAGCATCCTTGTCCACAGATGCAGCAGGGACGTACTTGAACTCACCATTACCTTTGTTGACTACCCACCATCCACCAACGTTCTTACCTGCAGCGTGTGCGTATCCTATTAGCTGTGAGACATACCCAAAGCTATCACCTGCTGCCAGTGTTTCTACATCAATGAACTTGTTAGTGTAAGACCACGGTGATGCACTCTTAACATCATCCACTGCACCGTCCAACACCATGTCGTACTCACCGCTTACCTCAGCACCACCCTCTAGTTCAAGGGTGACTCTATCGTTATCGTCAAACTTAACATCAGAAGCCCTGAGTAATCCTTTGAAGATAGCCTCAACCAGATCCCCTATGAGCATGTTGATCATAAAGGATGTTGGCTTTAGTATATCTGTCTCAGGATTATTCTTTTCAAACCAAAGCTGGCACTTAGGACGCCCTACGTTAGACATCCTAAGCTTGAACTTATCTCGTGGGCCACTGTTGAACTGCTTGTTTAAGGCTGCATCTATATCTTTGCACACACCCTCAATGATCTCTTGCGACATAGAAGCTTTACCATCTATAGCCTTACGCAAGAAAGAATGTACTGACAGTTCAGCAGGGTGTTCCATTATTCGAAGTCCTGCACTTCAACAATGCTACCCACGATGGCTGCATCTTCTGCTGAGATGTTAGCTACGTTGTTCTCATCCCACTTGCCTAGCACCCATGTATTAGTACGCTCAATCCAAGCAATGAAGTCACGTAACGTTTCGTTGTCACCATCAGAGAAACCTACACGATCACCTAGTGATGCTGTTACTTCAGCAAACTTATTACCGTTAGGCATTGACTGCTCAACACCACTCAGAGTAATGGTGTGTTCGATAGGTGTAATACCTTTGCCCATCAGTGAACCTGTAGCAGCGTTCATAGACTTGAGACTTGTAGGATTCTTAACGTCAAAGATAAAGGGTACTTCACTAGCAAACTCTACGCTATCACCATCCTCGTTAGTGGTGTCACCTGTACCCAGCATACCCATGAATACTTTGGTACGCTTTACTCGACGCATAATATCCTTAGTTGCCTCAGGTAATGCATCCCAATCTTGTACGTAACCTGATGGACGCCCCAAGTTAAACCCACCTAGTGTATCTTTCAAGTCACCATTGAGGTTCTGAGCTAAGACTGTCTTCTGTGTAGTGTTAGCTTCACTGTCCCACTTAGTCCACTGCTGACGCTCAGCAAACAAACGCATGCTAAGTGTTTCAGTGTACACTTCCTCGTCACCCTTACGTAGTTTAAACATGGGTGTGTTGACAATCTTCTTGCCATCAATACCTTGCTTAACTAATGCAGTTACACGCCACAAGTCTGACTGTGCCTGTACTGTAGTAGCTGTGAATCCCATAGCATCTGCTAGGTTCATCCCGTCTACTGATAGTGCTACTTCTGTGCTCATTATATATCCTTTCTGAGCTAAGTTAAAGAGACTAAGTTATACTATATAACGTCCTTTGTGTCAAGCCAATTCGGGCCAATCTTTGCCTCTAGTAGTAGAGGTACGTTCATCTGTATGTCATACGCTTCTTCGATAAGATTGTCAAGATCTTTATTCAATGTATCTATAGTTGCAAGCACATACTCCTTCTCGTTTGGGTGGACATCTACTACCATTGAGTCATGCACACTGTTAACTACACAGGACTGCAGCTTCTCTAGTCTAGCCTCAAGCTCTATCAACACAAGAGGTACTACATCACCTGTAGCAAATCCTTGCACTGGGTAGTTCTTGATCATAGTGAAGTGGGTAGGTGAGCCATTCTCTCTACGTGTTACATCAGGGAAAGCATACTGCCTACCACTGACGTTAGTGATCTTGTGTAACCGTATAGCCTCATCACCTAGCTTCTTGTGCCACGCAGCTACACCTTGATACTTCTCATTGAAGTGCTCATAGTAAGCAGCCTCTGCCTTAGATCTACCGTACCCTGTAGCGCCGAAAAGCGGAGCAAAGGTGTGAGCCTTAGCGTCCTGCCTGCCAGTAGGCTGACCTGCATCAGTGATAACCTTTGCAGTGTTTGCGTGTACGTCAAACTCTGTGTTGTGCTCTTCCATAGCTACCTTGTCTTGCGCTAATCACC